TCTTATGGAGGAGATCAAATACTTAACAGAGGAACTTCTCAATCAAATCGGTTTAACAAAGAACGTATTTAATGGTACTGCGTCCGCTTCGGAAATGCAAAACTATTATACACGTACTATCGAGCCGATTACTAAAAGAATACAAGAAGAATTCCAAAGAAAGTATATCACTAAAACGGGATACACCCAAGGTCATCGTATTGTGACATATACTGATCCATTTAAACTTGTTCCTACAGAACAGCTAGCAACCATCGGTGATACACTTCTTCGAAATTCTATTCTCACGCCTAATGAATTCCGTGCTATTATTGGTTATGGCCCATCATCCAATCCTTTGGCTAATGAACTATATAACCGTAACATTGCGGATTCTAATCAAGGGTATTCTTTGCCTGGGTCTGCTGAGTCCCCTGAAGGAGATTATGCTGAAACTGAAGAGGGTTACTATCCTCCTGAAGAACAGTAAGAAACTTCAAAATCCAAGCAAATAAAATAGGAGGACACACATGGGAACTCATCCAGCTTATGACTTCGCCGGATATGCAACACGAAATGATTTGCGTTGTACCGATGGAGTCACTATCAAGCATGGAGCTTTCGAGGATAATGACGGTAAAAAGGTTCCGCTAGTTTGGTCGCATGATCCTAGCACCCCGGAAAACGTCATTGGACACGTAATACTCCATCAAGACAGTGAAGGCATGTATTGTGAAGGTTACTTCAACTCTACACCAAATGCTGAAGCTGCTAAAGAGTTGGTACTACATGGAGATGTCATGTCAATGTCGATTGGGGCTAACCGCATTAAGCGTACGCCATCCAATGACGTTATTCATGGTAATATCTATGAAGTATCATTGGTAATTGCCGGGGCAAATCCTGGTGCTGTAATTACGGAAGTCATTCGACATTCCGAAAATCCTGAGGAAGGGGAAACCATCATTATGGAATCTAATGAAATCATCCATTCTGCTCGCGATATTCTTATCGGCGAAGCGAAGGGTAAACCATCGTTGTTAGATCGTATTCAGCATGCTGAAGAAGGTCAAGCAACCGCCGAGCTCGACAAAGTTTTGGAAACACTTAC